AAGCACTTCTTACAATCAATTAAAGATGTCGCGCAACTGTATTACAAATGGCGCTCAAAAAGGAAGAAATCACGTCTCGTGAGAGTCCAGATGCCATGCAAAAACGCATGTTTGAAGCCAAGATTGCCGCCATGAACGAGGCGATGAAAGGTGAAAAGGTCCGTTACAAGTCCAAACGAGACCCCGAGCGATTCTTAGAATTCTTGGAGTATCGATTGACGATTTGGGAACAACTCAAAGATGAAAAGTTCCACGCGAAGCGAATGTACGAAAAGACAAAAGAGGTCATCGAGGGTCTCACTTAAGACTTGAGTAGTGTCCCGCAATGTAATACACATCTTCAAAACCCAATTCCTCTAATTTCTCTGCCGCAAATCTGGCTCGTTGCCCGGTGTTGCAGTAGACGAGCAAACCCTTCTTTGGGAGTTCCGTGGTAGTTTTCCTATTGATTTTACTCACTGGAATGTGAAGAGCGCCCCGATAGTGACCAGCTCTGTACTCGGTAATTGTGCGAACATCAATGACTTTCTTTATCTTTCCTGAGCGAATCAACTTCTTAGCTTCCTTGGAACTCACGAGATTATCACCCGTGAAGGTGTACGCTGCGGCGGCTGCGAGAGTTCCGACGATAATAGCTGGAATCATTTACAATATACACACATTTAATTGCTTCCCGCCCAATTTAGTATTTGAGTCAAAGACCACGAGCTATTAATAGTTTTGGGAAATTCTATTTTTACTAAAGTTTTTCTAGCCTTTTCAACATTGATACCATTCACAAGTTTTGGTATTTGTGCGATGTGATTCAAGTTAAATCGGTTACCACGGGTGTTTGTGATTTTCAAAAAATATGGAAAGTTTGTTTCAAAGTATTTCCATCGGAGTGTCTTTCTATTTGAGGGTGGCACATATTTATGAATGAGTCCCCACACCACCATTTTTATGAATACGAGACGATCCCGTGGATCTCTTGGACCGAGGGGTGTTCCGAGAGTATCGTGCATCATGGCGATGAAGGCTTCTATGTAACAAAAATGATGTTGAGACAATTCATCATATTGTGAAATTTCAAAAGACTTTTCAAGAACCTTTGTGTTTCTTATATTTATCTTTGTATTGCGAAGAAGCTCTTTATAATTTTCCAAATTTGTTGTCACAAATCCACCCGTCGGTTGGGCTGTGGATTGTTTATTTCGTATGGTATACGTATTTCCATATACCGTACGCAGTTCGTTCTTGAATTCTGTACGCCCCGCACCCATGGAATTGAATAATTTAATTGACTTCTCTCTGTGATTGACCCTCGCGAGAGCGTAGTGTCCGTCACCACCCGGATATGTGTGTGCTATATGAAGATATTGGATACCTTTACGGTTCTTTGTGGATTTCGTCATGTTGGATGTTTTACGACACACAAACTTGAAGTCATAGTTGGATTCCTTTTTTATATCTTTCCCAATCTGTTCAAAGACTCCACGGCTTTGGAGAAGTTGTTTCGCGATTTCAGCAGCGTCTTCAATAGCCATGAGATGCCTCGCCGCGAGACTTGTGTTTATCTTACTCTCAATATAGTCGTTTTTGTCAATCTCAGCCGTCTCACCTTTTACCCTCAAAAGGCGATCGCGAACATCGCGATTTTTAATAAGTTTGATTGGAACGAGATCCATCTTATCCTACATATCATTGATATTTTTAAACCAATCGTATGTAAGGTTTTGTAATTATGTTAAAAGTAAAATTAATTACCAAACGCGACACCAGCCATACCATCCTTAATTCGAAGAATGTTATAGTTAACTGCATAGACGCGATGAAGCGCGTTACCACCACTTGGGCCGACGAGGGTCAATTTCGCGTTATCGATGCGGGAGAAGTTAAGAGTCCCGGTTGGTTGCATTTTGCTCATAGTGAGACAGAATGGCCATGTGAAGGTTGGGAGGTCATCAAGGACGTCGTCTGGAAGATCTGTGCAGTGCATTTCTGGAACCACGTTATGGTGGTACACGTTTGACGTTTCTTCGAAAAGGGCGACACCGTTAATGTAAAGTGAAGACTTTTGGAAAGTAAATTCAACATCCCAATTGTTGGCCGTGGCTAAACCCGACACCAAGTGAAGAGATTTCACTGGGTGGTTGAAGTAACTGAGATCGAGATCGGTATCCCCAGGGTTGGCTGGCTGATATTGAGTTTGTGTAATTAAAAGTTCATGTTCATTATCGGTGAAAAATTTGCGTTCATCGGTGTCCAAGTAAACGTAGTTCGCATAAACCTTTGGTGGTGTTGGTGGTGTAAATCCACCGTCGCGGCATTTCACACGGATTTCAACGTCGTGATATTGCAAGGCCACGAGTGGGAGAGCCTTTGTCCAATCTTCCCCAAAGAAAAATGGAATCATGTAGTAGTTTCCTGAATGATTTTGCTTTTTGACGTTTGTGGTTATGGCACAAGACGCCTTAGCGCTGTTGTCTCTTAAAAGAGGGTTGTGAACACCCTGGACGAAAAGAGAATCAAGTTCGCAAACTTTTTGACCCCCAATCCACAATTGGAAAGCGGTTGGCGTCGTGGACGAGGATGAAAAAAATCCAGTGGCGTTTGTACCGACGTTGGCAATATCGGTACTTTCGACCCACACGTAACTCAAGAGATCACCCTTGGAGCGAATGGGAATGATGACTTCATTTGAGTCGGCAAAGGTGCCGATATAGTCCATGCGTTCGGCTTTCATCGCAAAGTTTGTATGGCGTTTATAGTTTTGTCTGAAGAAGCTCACCTCTGGCTGACCAGTGATGTACACATCCTGGGCTCCTTTAGATACAAGGTCAATCAAAGCAGCTGACATTTTTACTAATATAGTATATTAAAATTTTCGTTCGATTATTACATAATGGTAACCTTCCAAGCTTTAACATGGGAGGCCCGAGATACTGACGACGAGCATTTAATCAGCATTTTTGGTAAGGATGAAGGTGGTAAATCGGTCTGTGTTACAACCGCGTTCACACCATATTTTTTTGTAAAACTTCCCGGGAATATCGACAACCAAAAAATAAGACGAATATATCAAATCCTGGATGAAAAATGTAGCGATTCTCTAGTTTCTTATTCGGTCATGAAATCAAAAGACGTCTGGGGTTTCCAGAACAATGAAGAGTTTCCATTTATGAAACTTAATTTTAAAAACCTCCAAGCTAGAAGATTAGTTGATTCTTTCCTGAGGAAGACACTCGACAAAACCCCCGATCTTTTCAGTATATTTGGGACAAGAAACGTTAAAGTTTATGAATCAAATGTAGATCCAGTTCTTCGTCTCATGCATCGCACTGGTATCCAGTCAACTGGATGGCTTGATAGTGGTGATAAATGTATTCGTTCACATCTTGCAAATGTTGATATCGATCTATTCTGTAACGATTGGAATACACTGAAACCTGTCGCTCGGGACGACATTGCACCATTTGTTGTGGCTTCTGTAGACATTGAATGTAATAGTTCTACAGGTAAATTTCCAGACGCCGATATTGTTGGTGACGCGTGTTTTCAGATTGCAATTTCCCTGTGTAAGTTTGGCTCAGACGAACCATATGACAAGACATGTTTGTGTTACAAACAAACTGATTCGAATTTAGATGGTTGCGACATTCGAAGTTATGATACAGAGAGGCAAATGCTTGAAGCTTTTCAAAAATACATTCAAAAGAAGGATGTCGATATCATCACAGGTTGGAATATTTTTGGGTTTGATATGGAGTACATTTACAAACGAGCGCGTTTGAATCGTTGTCATTATGAATTCTTCAATTTGGGTAAACTCAAGGATACCGAGTCTGAACTTGTTATTAAAAAGCTGTCATCGAGTGCGCTTGGAGATAATCTCTTGAAACTCCTTCCAATGACTGGTCGTTTTACATTTGATATGTTCCATGAAATCAAGAAGGGATACAAACTTGACAGTTATAAATTAGATAATGTATCCAAACTTTACCTTGGCGACCAAAAGATTGATATGCCCCCCAAGGAAATGTTCGCTCGTTATAGAGAAGAGGATCCGGTTAAATTGAGGGAAGTTGCTGAGTATTGTATCAAGGACACACTCCTTCCACATAAACTCATGAAGAAGCTCTGTACCCTTTTGAATCTAGTTGAGATGGCTAAAGCTACGTGGGTTCCAGTTCCATTTCTCGTAGAACGTGGTCAGCAAATAAAAGTTTTCTCGCAACTCACAAAGAAAGCTCGGGAGTTGGGATTCATGGTGCCAACTATCCGGTATGGGGCAATCCCCGAAGAGCCATACGAAGGTGCTACGGTATTGGACGCCCAAAAGGGTGCCTATTACACCCCGATTACAGCTCTAGATTTTGAAGCGCTGTACCCATCTATCATGATGGCACACAATCTATGTTACTCAAGTTACGTGATGGATGAAAAGAAGTATGGAAATATACCTGGTATCAATTATGAAGTTTTCAATATCGGTGACCGAACTTACAAGTTTGCACAAGATGTACCGAGTCTTCTTCCTAATATTCTTATGGAACTAAAACAGTTCCGTAAACAGGCTAAACGGGACATGGCAGCGGCGACTGGCTTCATGAAGGAAGTCTACAATGGAAAGCAATTGGCCTATAAGATTTCAATGAACTCGGTCTACGGTTTTACTGGAGCTGGTAAAGGTATCCTACCTTGTGTTCCAATCGCTTCTACGACGACATGTAAAGGTCGATCTATGATTGAGGAAACAAAGAACTATGTAGAAGCAAACTTTCCCGGGGCAAAGGTCAGATATGGGGACACGGATTCAGTCATGGTTGAATTTGATGTGGGTGATCGCAAGGGTGAGGATGCTATCGCGTACAGTTGGGAAGTAGGTGAGAGAGCTGCTGAAGAGTGTAGCGCTCTTTTCAAGAAGCCTAATAACTTGGAACTTGAAAAAGTTTATTGGCCGTATTTCCTCTACAGTAAGAAGCGCTACGCTGCTAAACTTTGGACGAAGGGTAAGGATGATAAGATGCACATGGACTACATTGATGTCAAGGGACTTCAAATTGTTCGCAGAGATAACACACCTCATATGAGGGAAGTGTGTAAAGAACTTCTTGATGTAGTTCTCACGTCGAGTGACCCTGGTCCACCCAAAGAGTTGGCAAAAGAGCGAGCTATTGAGCTTCTCTCGGGGGATATACCCAATGAAAAGCTCATTCTTAGTCAAGGTCTCTCAGACACATACAAGGTCGGTGGTAAAAATGTATCAGTAACAAGTCCTGAAAGTATAAATATCAACCAATCGCATGTACAAGTTGTGACCAAAATGCGAGAACGAAAGCCGGGGTCTGAGCCACAATCTGGTGATCGGGTACCATACATTCTCACAAAGACTACAGACCCCAAAGCTAAAGCGTATGAAAAGGCCGAGGATCCAAAATATGTAGAGGAGCATGGTATTCCTGTAGATTATCACTATTATTTCCTTAACAAGTTCCTCAACCCCGTCTGCGATCTTCTAGATCCACTCTATGAAAATGTGAAGGAAGAAATCTTTGGTGAAATCATCAATCAACACAAACCCCCCAAGCCGAAGAAGGAACCATCCCTCAGTGGTATGAAGAAAGATGAACTCGTCGCTGAATGTAAACGTCTTGGTTTGGATGAAAGTGGGACACTCGTAATTTTACGCGGTCGCCTTAAGGAGTCAAGGATGAAAAAGCAACAATCAGTCGAAGACTTATTTAAAAATTATGAGCAAAGTACAAGTAAGAATGAGCCGTTATGAAAAACTTGTAAAACTGTTTGACGAAGAGGTCGATGAGCAGAGGACACTAGCACTCAACGATTACGCCGAAGTGATTTCAAAAAAACATGCGATACCACTAGAACTTCTTCTAAAAGATATACCCAAGAGTTGTACATCCACCATTTGTAGAGGTACAAAATCATCTGGTGATAGGTGTACATTCAGGGGTGTTTATAATGGATATTGTCGTCACCACAAGGCGCAGGGTGAACGTATATGTCAGCGAAGTTTATCGAGTTCTAGTTTACACAATCACGGTCCAGAACAAATGTTTGTGCGGAATTGCCCGGGGTGTAATAACGGGCTTATAGAATTGAATACTATTATATAGTAATGAACAAGAGTGATATTCTACTAACATCCATTAACAATTTTTACACCGAAGAAAAGAATAAAACTACACTACTAACAATTTTAGATAAAACGAGTGGGATTTCTCTTAGAAATTTGGAATGGTTTATTACAAATTATTCAAAGAAAAACCACACTTCATACACAACTGGTGATGGTAAATTATTTACTGTCCATTGTGCGTATAAGTCTTCTCTAGATGGGTATAGCAAAAAACTATTTGACCCGTTTTGTAGGTCACAAAAGTTTGGTTATACAATCCCGGGGACATCTCATGAAATTCAAACGACATTAGCTCAATTGAATTTCATCAAATGGTGCATTAAGAACCGAATCATTGATTATATTGCTGAAAATAAGGACGCGTTATTTAGTAAGCAATCGACATGAAACCATTTTCAAACTTAAATGTTTGATAGCCCGTGTAATACATATGTAGCGTGAATTTATCTAGGTCTACATTTACTAGGCTCGTATCCAACTTGACTTCAATCGCCGTTTTGTCAGATTGTATCTGACTAAAATCTAAGCTCCCCGATGGTTCCACATTTACCGGATTCATCGAGAAGCTATATGTATAAATGTTTCTCGTTGGTCTTGACAATCTTTTTTGTAGTGGCATTAGATACTTATAATATGTGTGTGTAGTGTCTGAAATATTTGGCATTTTATTACCATTTATATAGAAACTTGTCGATTTCATGATGGGGGCAAAGAATGAATACGTTTCATCGAAATTTACATTTGATGAAAAGTTGAAACGATTGTGCATTAGATATTCACCATCTTCAGAAGGTACTGGATCTCCTGTCGCGATGTTTTCATTCTCAAATTTAACATTTCGAAAAAACCAATGAATACATTTTACTGGAATATTTGGTGTAAGATTATTTCGTATAACATCTTTACCCTCATCAGTAATAATTGTTGGGTGTTTTCTCACCAAGTCTGTCAGTAACATCTGCTGCTCCTTCATCATAAAGATACGTTCTTCACCACCGACTGTGATTTCTTCTGTGATGATATCAAACGAGGAAAGTTCGAGTGTTTTGGTGGTATCTGTGAAGAATGTTTGTTTATGAAATTCAAGTTCAAAAATTATTTTTTGATTGAATATTGAACACAATGGAAAATATGGTCTATTTGGTTTATTTGTAGAATATTCATCACTCGCATATTTTCTAGAAAAAAAGAAATGAATTGGTATCACCAAATCTGACTCAAATTTTGCATAATTTGGATTTGATTCCGACGCATCGAATCCTAAATTTCTATTTACAAGAAATCTATTTGCAACCTTTTCGCTGGTTTCCAAATAAAGCTCATCGTAAAGTATACCCCAATCGTCGTAGACTTTCTCGACTTCTATATCATCAACATGCATTGTGATACTCTTTAGAATGTGTCTACCAAGTTGATCTGCGTAGTTTTCATTCGACGGACTGTTGAGTGCTGGCATCTTTATACTCAACCACATGTTACTTAAAAGATCACCCATATTCTTGGGTTCGAACTGCACTTTAATCGTTTGATTAAATGGCCAATTGGCAACTTGTCCAGGATTGATTACATGTTTACTTCTATGATATTTTCTAAATTCGGAGTGTCTCTTGTCTTCTACATAATTAAAGAAGGATTCGTCTGGTTCTTTAGAAAGCAAATACGTGTCTTGCTTTCCAATAGCTTTAAGTGAAATCTTCGCAGCTTCACCCATACCTACTATTGCTTACATATTTTTAATATCCATTTTCCACATATCGATGTGGGATGTCTTTTTCATTATCTCAAGTTCCTCGCGAGTTTGCTTCGCTTCTTGGATGAGAGCTTTTACACTTTCCTCTGTATACTGGACAGTCTTGATATTAAGTAGGTAGTCGTGACTTCCGGCAATTTGTGGGAAAATACCTGCAAGTTGTCGTTCAAGGTCTTGTTTTTTACGCTTGAAAACCACGATGTCACCCTCAATGACCATTGTGACAAACTTTGATTTGTATCCACACATGGTAGCTCTCGTTTCAAGAACTTTAATGAGATGAGCCTTTCTCTTGATGTAGTGGTCAATGCGAAGTTCCACAAAGTCTTTCAGGATTTCTTCTGGACTTGAGTATTTGTAAATGCCCTTTACTGGGTGGAAAAGATGCATGTTCGATACATGAAAAGTTTTTCGTAATTTGAGATCTTTGACGAGATCTTTTCCCGAATAATCCATGATTTCAAAATGAACATCTTCAGTCGTTGAGTTATTTACGAAACCACCAATTAACTTCTTTTCAACGAGACCGTCGAGGTATTCTTTGTAATCTTGTGTCCAACGACCGGGGGGTAATTCGGTAATTGTAATATTCATCCCAGACCACTTCCACACACCCTCCATCATCCACGTATCCCCCTCCATGTGTACCTTTCCCTTGAACCCCTTAAACCAAGGTCTCATAGGTACCATAGACTTTCCATCGAGAATTCTTTGGATATTGTCCTTGATATCCTTTGGATTGAATGGTGGTACATAACAACTGAAACCCGTACCAATACCTTCTGTACCATTTATAAGAACCATTGGTAAAGTTGGCATGTAGAAGTCTGGCTCAATAGGGCGACCATCATCATCCAAATAGTTGAGAATTGGGTCATCTCTCGGATCAAAGATTTTTCGTGCATCTTTTGTGAGCTTTGTAAAGATATACCTCGTCTGAGACGCATCCTTACCACCCATGAGACGAGTACCAAATTGACCACATGGTTCAAGAAGATTGACGTTATTTGAACCCATGTAGTCGTTGGCCAACTTGACGATCGTGTCCGCGAGAGAGACTTCACCGTGGTGATATGCACTCTTTTCCGCAACATACGCAGCCAGTTGAGCGACCTTCATTTCATCTTTGAGATTCTTTTGAAAGCACGCATACATGACCTTACGTTGTGAAGGTTTGAGACCATCCGCCATATGTGCGATAGAACGCTTCAAGTCCGCCAAACTGAAATTGACAAGATCCTTGTGTACAAAGTTCGAGATGCTCAAGTTTTTTACGTGACCGTATGGAACTTCCAATTCTTTTGGATCTTTCGCCGTACTTTCAAGAAGCCAAGACTTTCGGTCATCCGCCTTCTTTTTATCAAAAGCGAGAACGATTGACTTATCCGTCATTATGTCCATATCAAACTTCACGGTGAGATCTTGAATCTTCTTGAAGTAATCTCGAGCCTCAGCACTCGTACTCGTACCGAGACCCTTGTAGTACTTAATTTTCCACCCAGGTTGCCCATTCCCATACCAAGTACGAAACGCGGAGTCCGTATAGAAAGATTTGGATTGACCACCCTTTGAGGCTTTGATGATTGGTGTTACCATAGACACAACAAAACCCAACTTGAGAAGACTTGGCCAGAAATAGTGAATCATATTGAGAATGAGACCTTTGATGTGGGAACCGTCATTATCGGCATCCGTCATAATCATGAGACGACCATAGCGAAGCTCGGAAACACTGGTATACTCCTTACCTTGTTGAAGTCCCAAAATCTTCTTGAGATCGTTGAACTCCTGGTTTGATGTGAGTTGTGCGATGGATGCATCCCGGACATTCTTACACTTCCCACGAAGAGGGAAGACACCATAGTGGTCGCGACCAACCACAGAGAGACCCGCAACCGCGAGCGTTTTCGCAGAATCACCCTCTGTCACGATGAGTGTACACTTGCCAGAATGCGCCGTACCAGCTTTGTTGGCATCGTCCAACTTGGGAATACCTGTGATTTTGGATTTACGTGAGCCGTCGGACTTTGAGAGTTCCTTCATTTCCTTGAACTTTGAGAGAGCCAAGAGTTCTTCTTGGATGCCAGTCTTGAGTGCATTTTTAATGAAACTCTTGGAAGCTTCAAACTTACTGCCAAAGTCTTGGGCCTTTGAGGTACACTCAGATTTGACCTGACTGGAGAAGGTTGGGTTCTCAAGGGTTGCCTTGACAAAAATATTAAAAGTATTTTTGACCTGTTGTGGCCTCAATTTAATCTTCTTTGCCATCTCATCGATGATACCTGCGGCAATATGAGATGTCACATGATCTACATGCGTACCACCTTTGGTTGTACAGATACCATTCACAAAGGACACTTGTTCGAGGCCATTTTCGGAAGGTCCAATACACACGGTCCATCTATCACTTGTAAATGTACACAATTCATTGATACCCTCATGCATCTTGGCGTATGCTTCAAATGATGTTTTGGGAAGAACGTCTCCTTGGAGTTTGATTTTACAACTTGGAGTTGTGCAGATATTTGCATCCCAAACACGCTTTTCAAAGATCTTGTAAATTGAGGCATCCATCTTTTTCATCCCAAATCTTTTCCAATCTGGGATAAAAGTGATTGAAACCGAAGAAGTTGAGCCACTGTGTTTTGTAATTTTTGGTTGATGGCACACGGTCATATTGTTTTCCCACTTTTGTGAGTATGTCTGCTTTGTTTCGTGATCTTTGATGATGATTGAGAATTCCGATGAGTAGATGTTGGTCAATTTAGCACCGTAGCCATTACGACCACCGACAACGCGCTTCTTCGTGTCGTCATAATTTGTACTTGTGAGTAGATGTCCAAATGTAAGTTCGGGATTCCAAAGTCCCTCCTTTTCATGCATACGAACACCAATACCACCGAGGGGGCCATTATTTTCAATGGTGACCGCACCGGTCTCCTTGTCTATCCTCGCCGAGATGCTCGTAACACTCTTCGGATGTACAGAGTTTCGGTCGATTGCATTGACAAGAATTTCGTCAAATATTTTGAGCAGAGCTGGTGAATAATTGATACTTTTCTTTTCGAATTTGTTACGAGCCTTGTTAAGAATCCAGTACGATTCAGAACTGATGTCCACCGGACCAACGTATGAATCTGGTCTCTTAAGAACATGTTCAATGTGAGTGAGTTTTTGAATACTCTCACCCATTTTTCTTTATCTTTTGGAGCGCCATTTCTTTACTTAGGTTTATTCTCTTCAAGAATTTTGTAAAAATCGTTCGCCCATTTCTTCATTTCGTCTCGTGTAATTGCAAGCGTCTTTGGTCTATCAAACTTAATTGCCCCTATTTGTCTCAGAGCATCTATCCGCGGGTTAAATTTTATGGGTCCATCCATGTAACAACATTTACACATGTGTACATTACCAACAAGATATGCATTATTGAGTTCAAATGGTAAATTAGTCTCACAAAGATACTTATCAAAAAGATTGTGTTCCCATCCAGCACCCTGTTTGTAGTATGGATCAAGTGGTGCCAAGCATCTATAACATAAATACTTCCATTTTATTTTCATCCTTATAGATAGAAGATGGCTTATCTTTATTTGATAGCTGTGATATTTGTACTTTACCTCATGATGCAAAATAAGACACGTGGTATGAACATGGCTATTGAGAAACTCGTCAGACAGTCGGCTCGTTACGCAGTCGCTGCGCAACAGGACGCTTCACCTGTGATAGCCATCCTTCACGCAAACTACGCGGCGGCATACTTTTACGCACTCAAGGACATCGCTTCGGAATCCCAGATCCACAACGCAACAGGAATAGATGTCAAAAAGTTTAAGGAACACATCACAAATGTTCAAGATATGGTGACACGAAAAACTTCTGAGAAATGTCCAGATTTTGTTGGAGAAGTTGACATCTATTTGGCTCAAATTGGTGGTGAGGCTGCTTAAAATAAAAATGAGATAGTT